ACACCGACGCCATGACTGAGACGCTCGTCAGCGAGACCACCGAGGTCGTCGCTAACCCGACCGGTTGGATCGCCACCGCCTACGAGGAGGACCGGTCGTCCTACTGGCGTGACGTGATCCGCGCCCGGGTCGACGCTCGGCTTTGCGACATGGCAGAGCGGCTGGGCGCACGCGTGGTCGAGTTGGTGAACAGCAGCGTCGCTGAGCGCTCTCACGAAAGGACTGACGATGCCGGCTGACCTCGACCAGAGCGCCCTCGAGCCGAGGTGACCTGATGAGTATCTGGCCCACCCCGCGCCCTCATGAGTGTCAACAGTGCGGCAAGAGCCACGACCGCTGCCTCGCGCATCGCAGACACCATCCCGACCAGCCCTGCCGCGCGTGGCCGAGGAACGGGAGCGATGTTTGCAGGATGCACGGCGGGGGAGCGTCCAAGGTCAAGGCGAAAGCGGCCGAGCGCGTCCGGCAGGCCGAGATCGTCGAAGCTGCCCGCGTCTACGGCGTGCCGCGTGAGATCGAGCCCGCGATCGGCATCCTCGAGGAGATCGGGCGCACTGCCGGAGCGATCCGCTGGCTGGGCGACATCGTCGCCGGGCTCGAGCAGCAGGACGTCATCTTCGGCACGACACGGCTAGAGCGCTCGACTGGAACAGGCCAGCGCGCAGGTGACGTCGAGTCGTCTACGGCCGTGCGCGAAGCGAAGTTGAACCTCTGGGTCGAGCTGCTCTTTCGCGAGCGCAGGCACTTCGCAGAGATCTGCGCCAAGGCGGTCGCTCTCGGGCTCGCCGATCGTGAAGTGCAGATCGCCGAGCAGCAGGGCCACATGGTTGCCGCGGTCGTACTTGCCATCCTGAGCGACAAGGCGCTCGAGCTCAACCGCGCGCAGCTTGAGCGTGCACCCGAGATCGTGAGCAGGCACTTTCGTTTGGTAGGCAGCACGTGACCGCGCGCCGGATCGTCTGGACCGCGCTCGACTCGATAGTCCCTGCGCCATCCAATCCCAAAAACCATGACGTCCAGCGGATAGGGCGATCCATGGCCCGCTACGGCGTCGTCGAGCCACCGGTGGTAGACGAGCGCACCGGACGGCTCGTCGCTGGACACGGCCGGCTGGAGGCCTTCGCAGACGCGAAGGCCGTGGGCCTCGACGTGCCGGAGGGCGTGCGAGTCAACGCGAAAGGCGAATGGCTCGTGCCTGTGATCCGCGGCTGGTCGTCCAGAAACGACGCGGAGGCCGAGGCGTACCTCGTCACCTCGAACGAGCTGACGATCACGCCCGGCTGGGACGACAACGCTCTGGCCGAGATGCTGGCCGACATGGACCGCGAGCTCGCAGACATCGCCGGGTTCGACTTCGACCGGCTCTCAGATCTGCTCCCCGAACAGGACTGGCCGAAGGAGCCGGACGCGGTGCCCGACCCGCCGGAAGAGCCGATCTCCAAGCTCGGCGACTTGTGGCTGCTGGGCGGGCACCGGCTCTTGTGCGGCGACTCGCTGCAAGCTGAGAGCGTGCGACAGGTGATGAACGGCGAGCGGGCCTTCCTCATGGCGACAGACCCGCCCTACCTGGTCGATTACCGGGCAGACAACCATCCCCAGAGCTGGCACAACAGAGATACGACCCGCAACAAGGAGTGGGACGACTACGTGGACCCGGAGTCTGCGGGTGCGTTCTTCACGACGTTTCTGGCCGTGGCCCTCGCCGAGGCGCTCGTGGACACGCCCGTTATCTACCAGTGGCACGCTTCGCGCCGTCAGCGATCGGTCGAGGACGCCTGGCGGGCGAACGGGCTCCTCTGGCATCAGACACTGATCTGGGCCAAGGCCCGGCCCATCCTCACCCGGAGCCATTTCATGTGGCAGCACGAGCCTTGCGCCTATGGCTGGCTGGAAGGCAGGGCCGTCCCGAAGGACCGTAGACCGCCTCCGAACGAGAAGAGCGTCTGGCACATCGATCAGAAGGGCGAGAGCGACGGGATCCACCCGACGCAGAAGCCCGTGGCCACGCTGACCGGTCCGCTGCGCTGGCACATGAAGCCGGGCGAGGTCTGCTTCGAGCCCTTCTCCGGATCTGGCACCTGCATCATCGCGGCGGAGATGACCGCCCGGAGGTGTTTCGCCCTCGAGCTGTCTCCGGTCTTCGTCGACGTCGCGTGCCGGCGCTTCCAGCATTTCACCGATGTCCTGCCAGTTCTCGAATCAACCGGTGAAGCGGTCGACTTCACCGTCGGGTCATGACCATGGTGCGCCAGTGGTGGGACGTGGTCGCCGATGCCTTCGACCCGGATCTCAGGCTTCGAGACGACGACCCGACGCCGGGTCATCTGGCACAGCGTCTCGACCCGGCCATCGTGCAGACCCCGGCGCTTGACATCATCGATCGCGAACTGGTCCAGATCAGAGACGCCATCGCCGTGATGTTCGCACGCCGTGCCCGATTCGCCGAGCTAGTGCGCGAGGGTGTCAGCCAGGAGACGGCGACCGAGCGAGCGGCGGCTGAGATCGCCAGCGCCGGCAATGATCGCCTCATCGTGTCGATGCCCCCGCAGGAGGGCAAGTCGAGCCGCATAACCCGTTACGGCGTGCTGTGGTTGCTTCGGCAGTTCCCGACCCTGCGCGTGGGGATCGTGAGCTACGACGGCGACAACGCCGGCCAGTTCAGCTACCTGGTGCGAGCCGATATTGAGCTGTTCAACGGCACGAGCAACAACCTGGATCTGGGCCTGCGCCTCGTGACTGGGCAGAAGGCGATGACGCGTTGGACGCTGACTACCGGAGGCGGGGTGTTCGCCATCGGCATCGGCGGAGGACTTGCAGGTCGCCCCCTCGACTACCTGGTCATCGACGACCCGATCAAAGACATCCGCAACGCCGACAGCATCCTGCTCAGCTCGCAGGCGTGGGAATGGTGGCAGACCGTGGCTAGACCGAGACTTGCGCCGTGGGCGCCCGTCATCCAAGTCTCGACGCGTTGGCACGAAGCCGACCTGGCCGGCCGGATGAACGCGAAGCAGCAAGAGGACGAGTCCGCCGGCGTCGAGCACTTCGACCGCTGGCGCATCGTGAACATCCCCGCACAGGCCGAAGACGAGGACGACATCTTGGGCCGCCAGCCAGGCGAGTTCATGGTGAGCGCGCGAGGCCGGACCGTGGCGCAGTGGGAGGCGACCAAAGCCGCGACCGCCCCTCGCTTCTGGACAGCGCTGTTCCAGGGCAAGCCTTCGCCCGATGTCGGTGACATCTGGCTCCGCGAGTGGTGGAGACGGTATGACACGGTGCTCTGGACCCAGGCAGCAGACGGCAGCTATCGCCTTGACGGCTACGACGTCACCCAATCGTGGGACTGCGCGTTCCGCGAGACGAAGTCGTCAGACTTCGTCGTCGGCCAGGTGTGGGCAAAGAAGGGCGCCGATTCGTTCCTCGTCTACCAGGTCTGGGCGCGGCTCAGCTTCACCAACACCATCGAGGCGATCCGCCGCGTGACGCGCCTGTTCCCACAGAGCCGGCGAAAGATCATCGAAGCCAAGGCGAACGGCGACGCTGTCATCGATTCCTTGCAGCACGAGATAGCGGGCATCATCAAGGCCGAACCGACCCAGTCCAAGGTTGCCCGGGCTACGGCCGTCTCGCCGTTCATCAGGGCGGGCAATGTCCACCTGCCGACGACACGCGTCGCCACAACAGAGCGAGAGATCGCCTTTGACGTGGAGGCCTTCATCCAGCAGGCGACGAGCTTCCCGAACGCCGCCAACGACGACGCGGTCGACGCGGCGAGCCAATACCTGAATGAGGCCTACCTCGCCGGCGGCGGGGTGACGATCATCGTACCCATCGGAAGGATCCCGCTCTCCAGCGTGAGGCGACAGGGACAACAAGCGCTCTTGCCGTTCCAACGACGCATCAATGATCGCTACCTCCGCCGTTAAAGAAACCCCGACAAGCGACGCGCATAACTCCGTCGGAACGACCGGGATTGGAGCCGGAACGATCGTGAAGTCTCAGCCGACCCCTCAAGTCGGGCCGTGGTCATCCCC